ATAAGCCGCACCCTGCACTAGCTGTCATCAAATACTATATATATACACTTTTATCAAAATTATGGCAAATAAAGGGGAAGAACAGGGAACAATGGGGAATAACTATCCATTTATAGCAGTTTTCATCTGTTTTCATCAATCTACTAGTAGTTTTGGGTAGTTTTCATCAATCTACTAGCCCAAATCTACAAACAAATCAAATTTCAAAATAAAAAATTTTTTATTCCCTTCGTTCTCTTTTCTCTGCTTTCCCTCAACATATAATTTTCTTATAATATAGTAGATGTTGGAGCAATATCGAGGACATAGAAACGGGATGGGATACGGCTACTTTAGTATAATTGCTAACGCATTAAACCACCCAATGACCGATTGTAAGTTGAAAACATTGCGGCAAAACGTGCGCTGGTATGGATTGATCCGTATATATATAATTAGGACAAACTTGACAAAACTTGCAGAGTGCGCGAAATTGGAATAGTGTGTCAAATTTTAAATACAAAATGTGGGGTTTTGTCTACGGTACGCACACATACAAATGGCATATACAAAATTGTCACTATTTCGGATTTTTAACAAACATAACAAATTTTGGAAAATTGCGACAATTGCAGGAAAGGGTGCGGTTTATCAAACTTATATCCTTGATAAATAACAAATCAAGGATATAACGTGTATGAAAATGACGGAGGAGCTGGATCACCCTGCAATTGTCAGAATATTATAATAATTTGCCGACCTCCGAATTGTCGCAATATTCAGAAAATTGCGCAAATAAAAAAGGTAGGACAACGTCCTACCTTAATGATGTGTGGATGATATAGGTCCAGGGGGAGTTCCTATACCAATCCTATATAAGGAGGGAGAGGTGACTACTCGCCGGCCTCTTCCTTTTCCTTAGCTCTCTTAGCCTTGTCCTTCTCAGCCTTAGCCTTGGACTTAGCTTCCTTCTCAGCTGCCTTGACAGCCTTTTCAGCGTACTCTTCCATAGCGTCCTCAGCGTCGAACTCAAGAGCCTTGGCAACAGCCTTTACTACTACGTACAGGTCAGTGTTGACATCTCTCAGGATAAGACCCTCAGTGGCGCGTCCTACAACCTCGTAACCAACAGCTCCCAGGTTAGCTTCCAGAGAAGCACCTAGTACCTCGTATACAGTCTCCCTAGCCACGTTCATTTCCTTCACATTTCTCTTTTCCATTTTATTACCGCCTTTTTAATTTATTTTGTTTTTTGTCTATAACTAATTATACCATGATTTTGGAAGTGTGTCAAGTTTTTTCTGTCGGATTTTGAAAAGTTTTTCTGATAGGGAGCTTCACTTCATTTCCTTTTCCCTATAACTAATTATACCATGATTTTGGGAGTCTGTCAAGACTTGGTGCGGGAAATTTATTTTTCAAATTCCTCTGTCCACCGATTCCCTTATTTCTTTCTATAACTAATTATACCATGATTTTTGGTTCCTGTCAAGATTTAAAATAAAAAATTTAGGCATAGTAAAGTGTGCGGTGCTTTGGATCCAGCTGTATATATATAATATGCCACAATTGTCTGAATATTCTGAAAATTGCGAAAATTGGATCTACGTGTCAAATTTGTTAAAAAAATAACACTGTCAGAATATTCTGAAAACTCAGCGGTGCTTTGATATCGGCTGTATATATATAATATAGAAAATTTCTATAATTGTCAGAATATTCTGAAAATTTGGAAAGTTCTGTCAAATTTGTGAACGAAGTTGGAATTATCTGAAAATTTGCAATATTCTGAAATTTGGCCGCGGCTAGTTGTCTGAATTGTCTGAAAATTCGCCGACCCAAATTCTGAGAAATAGATCGAATATTCTGACAATTATATCCAAAGGAATAGGAGCTATTAAGCTCCTATATATTCCTTATACAGTTTGGATACCTTTTGCCATGGATTGGATAGAATACCTTTAGTGAAAGCCTTTTTACTTTCTAGTGATTTGATAGCAATCATATATTCAATCTGTACATCTTCTAATGCGGTGTGATGTTCCTCATATTCAGGGTTATCAGTTAGATATCTATATACTATCTCTGCGCTTGTTTTGGGATTACCGGACGGTGTCAGGAAGTTATGAAATTCTACAAATTCCAGATAATCCCATTTTTTCATTAAAAGCGTTTCAACTGCTAAACCCCAAATATCTTGAAATTGTAGCGTGTCGGGGAAAAATTGCTTAATGTCTTTGTTCTCCTTATCCCACATTTTCAAAAATACCATTGTGGAGCGGATAGCTCTTAAATCGAAATTCAAGTTATATGCCATGAGAGTGTTATGCTTTACAAGTGATATGTCATGAATCAGTAATTCTAAAATCTCCTTGAATGACCTAACTAGAATGTCAGCCTTGCAAATTCTTTCTTTATACGTTTCAATCTTAGAACCATAATAGGCGTTATTCATAATAGGATTATAGAAAATTTCTTGAACGATAAATTCTCTGTCTACAATGGTATTACCTTTTTTGTCAGCTAATTTCCAACCTATATCATAAATAAGGGGAAACGCTAAACCAGGGATATTATCAAGACCTGTTGTTTCAGTATCCAGGACGGTGAGATAATGCTTTCTGTTGTCAAGTTTCATAAAATTATCAATTCCTTTCGTGTGCCTTATGTATCTATTATAGCATATATAGCCAATAAATAGTAGTGCTAAACTGGTAATGTTTCAGCCTATTTTTTGCCAAACTCGTAGTCAGAATTGTCACACAATTCGCCGTCCCTTTGGAATCTGCCGTATATATATAATATATATGTTTGAATTGTCAGAATATTCTGAAAATTTGGATCAAGAGGAAGGCGGCTAATTATCTGAATATTCTGACAATTCGCCGACCGGCCAGATGTTTAAATTGTCTGATAATTCGCCGCATGAAAAAAAGTGCTTAAAGCACTTTTAGTACTGACTTTTCAAATAGGGTAGAATTTTCAAGATATACGATTAAGTCTTTTAGGTCTTCTTTATATATATAGTCGGGCGCATCATCTTCACAAAGTTCATCTTTCCATTCATAAACTGTAATTTGAAAAGCATCTTCTAACAAAGCTATCTGCTCTAAGATTTCAATAGGATATAGCCGGTGGCCTTGTAGCACCTGCACCTCGTCAACATAAAGCATTTCCCAATCTTCAAAACCTGTAACATAAACTATTTGGTGTCTCATTATTCTAGCTCCTCTACTTCCCAATATGAAATTGGTTCGGTATCATATCCATTTGTACGTACTTTCCCCTCGTCTACCATTTTATCAGCTTCATAACGGGCCTCGTCCATATTTTCAGCTTCAACTTCTACCGTCTCCAAACCAGTAATCGGAATCCATACTCGATATTTTTTCATTTTCATCACTCCTTAATGTTTATACCTTATTATAGCATACATCATATACTATGTCAAATATGTTTAAAATGTTGTAATATTCTGACAATTCGCCGGCAAATAATCTGACAATTCGCCGCATGAGAAAAGAGATATATTTCTATATCTCTTTTATATACTAAGGTTGAATTACACTATCAGGGATAGTATTCATTGGCTCCTCACCAGTTTTTATTTCAATTTCAATTGGAAGAATGGCTTCAGGTTTGAATATTAGTTCATATCTATAAGGGTTAACATCAGCCGTTCCGATTTGTTCAACAGTATAAGTAACATTATCGCTTAAACCTAGAAAGTGTTTTTGATACTTATCAGGTCCGATTTTAGCCGTAACTTCTAACTGATTGTCAGCACTGTCTATATTGATTGAGATATTACCAACCATTTCTAAGATATAAGTATCTGTGATTGAGTTATAAAAGATAACTCTTCTTATAATTCTAAATTCATCGGCTTCTTTACTAAGGTTATATGAAACCGTCTCGGCCTCTCTTGAACAACCGTTTAGTATAGGAAGAAAAGTAAACAATACTAGCATAAGAACCACCATTTTTTTAATCTGTTTCATTTTAATAATCCCCTTTCTTTCAGGTTATTTCCTAACCTCTATATATAGTATAACACACTTTGTTTTAGCTGTCAAATTTATTTTGAATGTTGTAATATTCTGACAATTTACCGGTCAAAAGTGCGGCAAATAGTCTGACAATTCGCCGTACAAAGAAAAGGTCAAAAAGACCTTTCTTCTCTTTTGATTAAGGTTGAGTAAACTACTGCTTTTTCAATATTACTCCAGTCTACTTCTTCCCAAATAGGAGCTTTCAAACACATTAAATCAACTTCTTCTGAATAGTATCCGTTTGATTCTCCGTACCACCTTAAAGTAATACAGGCTTTTTCTGTAGCAATTTTGTAAAAAGATAATGTTTCTTCATCTTTCTTTTCTATGGATTCTTCAGCGAAAAGAATTTTAGAATTTAAAATACTATTTAAATCTCCTTCAATCTCCTCAAGATAAACGCTTTCGCAACAATCCTGGAGATGAGTCATTTGAATAACCATACCATTCTTACAATAGAAATAAATAGAAGTAGAATCTTCATCTTTCTCTATTTTTACAATTGTTTCTCCTTTAAAAATATCAAAATCAACTCTTTGAAACATTTTCATCACCCCTTTTTCTTTATACTTTATTATAACACGTTTTTAATACCTTGTCAAATGTGTTTAAAATGTTGTAATATTCTGACAATTTACCGGTAAAATCGGCCAAAAGTGTGAATTTTCTGACAATTATGATCGAAAACGCGGCAAATTGTCAGATAATTCAAAACATTAAAAAAGAGCTTTTCAGCTCTTTTCTACTAGTCAGCCTTTTTGACGGTTTTAACTTTGCCGTTCTTCTTGGCTTCCTTGGCTCTCTTTTCGGCTTCCTTCTCCTCAAACTCTTGAACAACCTCACCACCGTCAAAGTCGATAGCCTTAGTGATGACCTTTACAACCACGCTCAAACCGTCAGCGTTCTCAAACACCAAACCCTCGGTAGCTCGTCCGATGAACTTATGACCGGAGAATCCGTTATCAACAGTAGCAACCAAATCAGTGTAAAAATTTTCCCTAGTAGTAGCAGATTCCTTAACATTTCTCTTTTCCATGTGTAATCACCTCGTATTTTATTTAGCTCGGTTTCCCTTGCTATGAATATAGTATACCATACATCAAAAAATCTTACAACCCCTTTTTGAAAAATAATTAATGTTGTAATATTCTGACAATTCGCCATGAGGAGCTGGATTTTGAATTGTCTGAATATTCTGAAAACTTGCCGACCAACCGGCTAATTGTGTGAAAATTTGCCGCACAAAAGAAATAGAGATTTTACTCTCTATTCTAAAAAAGTTATTAAGTTTAAAGATATAAAGAAGACTATAAATAAAGCATTTCTAAAGAATTTTAATTCTATATCTTGTCTATCAGCGATACCTATCGGATACACACCTACGAAAGATATAAATAAAAATAGTAATTCTAAAGCTACGATTATCAAAATTGTTTCAATCATTTTACTCTCTACTTCCTTTCTCTAAACTCTTTCCACAAATAGGACAAAAGTTAATTTCAATTTCGATTGAGGCTCTTGTACCCTCATAGTTATAAGCATTATCAATTTCGATGGATATCACAGCAGAATCTTGTGAAGGGTCATTCTCAACTGATATTGACCATATATCACTATCGGTCATTTGCTCATTATTATAAGTTTTTTTACAGTATGTACATTCATCCATGTCACTCACTCCTTTTTGTTTATACCTTATTATAGCATACATTTTAATTCCTGTCAAATTATTTTTTTAAGATAATTTGTCGGCTAATTATCTGACAATTATATCTAAAAGAAAAGGGACTATATAGTCCCAATAGGCTTTGTCTTTTGAGGTGGGGCAACTCTTACCTTGTAGGTATTGTAACCATATTTTAGCATATCGTTTCGATTCCAACTTCTTTTGTTACATATCTCGGAGATAGCTTTTTTAGTGTATTTGGTATCACCTGCGAAATCTAGCCTTGAATTTGCTTCGATTAGGCATGAAACCGGCTTATAGCCTTTGTCGGACCAGATAGTAAATTGATATAGTGTCATTTATACATCACTCCTTATTAGGTTATACCTAATTATAGCACGTATTCAAATCAATGTCAAATATTTTTTACAAAATTGTCGGCTAATTATCACACAATTTGCCGCGGCAATTTACCTAAATATTCTGACAATTTGCTCGGCTAATTTTCAGAATTGTCTGACAATTCCAAACAAAGGAAAGGGAAGGCTATTCGCCTTCCTCTTCTTTCTTAGCTTTTTCTTTCTTTGCTTTGTCCTTTGCTCCCTTCGCTTTTCTTTCAGCTTCTTTCTTGACTTTTTCAGCCTGTTTCATTTCAAAATCTTCGACTTCGGCTTCGGCTTCAAACTCAGGAGATTTAGTGATAACTTTGATAACTACTGCTAATCCTTCCTCATTCTCAAATACCATGCCTTCGGCAATTCTGCCTAAGAATTTGTGTCCTGTGATTTCAACCTCTTTCATGCAATTGTAAGCCATTTCTCTTGTGATGTTTGCCTCTTTTACTTCTCTTCTCATTTTTATTACTTCCTTTCCTTTCTTATTGGGTATATCTTATTATAACATGGTTTGTTTTGGTTGTCAACTGTTTTTTTTACCAGATTGGAAACTTTCTTGACCATTCAATCGCTACCATTGTAGCACCGACTAAAACGAAAGGGATAAAGATTAAAGTGATTGTACCAAGTACCTCTAGTATCATGTTCTTTTTCCTCCTCTTTAGGTTATACCTAATTATAGCACACGTTCCGACCTATTGCAACACTTTCTTAAATGTTGTAATATTCTGACAATTCGCCGCAGGAGCTGGATCAATTGTGTGAATAGTTCAAACAATTCTGACAATTTGCCGCATGGGAAAAGAGATGATTATTATCATCTCTTATATTTTTCTCTAAGTATTTCAAATTCTTTTTCTCGGTCTTCTTCGATTTCTTTATTCACTATAAAAATACTTCCGTTTTCAAAACAAGTTTTAAAATCTGGGAAACTTTCTTTGCAAGAAGTAATAAAAGCTGTAACAGTTTCTGAAACAATATATATTGGAATCATAGCAATCGTTATGAATACTGTTATTAGTCTATTCCCAACAATATAGGTTGTACCATTTTCTTCGGGTATTGCTTTCTTTAGGTAATGGAATTTTGAATTAAATCTTGACCTCTTTTTTAATTCTCTCTGGGTTCTTTCGTCTAGGTTTTTTACTTTTATCATTTTTATCAATTCCTTTCTTATTTGGTATACCTTATTATAGCATATATCCAAAATAATGTCAAATATATTTTTTAATAAATCTACCGGCAAATTTTCACACAATTAGCCGACCGGCAAGTTGTCGCACAATTCGCCGCATGAGGAAAGATATAGAAGCTATATAGCTTCTATATCACTTAGGAGATTTTTGAGATTTCCTATATCTAATACTATTTGATGATACTTTCTAGTAGCTTTATACTTGTTACCAAATTTAACAGCTATACCACCTTTATTCGTCCAATCGTTTAAATTACCTTTATAATCATCTAGCAAAACGCTATCTTTAATATCACTTCTTAGATACTTTGTCTTCTCTTTGTCGATAGGGACTATGATAACTTCATCTTTAGATATGCAAGGGATATGTCTTGATACCCAATCATATTTATTGATAGCTCTTTCAGGTCCGTCTGATATATCTACTTTAGTTAAGATATATACTTTATATCCTAGTTGCTGAAGTTCTTCTATCCTTGCGTTAGGGTTTCCGATTGGTTCAAGGTTCAAAAAGAAATTTGGGATATCTAACCAAGGTTGTTCGTATATATGCTGCATAGCTTTTACTGCTTTGTCGAAATTTGCGACTACTCCGTCCATGTCGATATAAATTGTTAAGTTTTTCATATTTATCAATTCCTTTCTATTTAGGTTATACCTAATTATAGCACACAATACACGCCAATTCAATAGATATTTCAATGTTCACAAATTGTTAACATTTGGCATAAATTGCCGGCAAGTTATCTGACAATTTGCCGACCGGTTAGTTTTTCAAATAGTATGACAATTCGCCGCACAAAAGAGAATAGGGCGAACCCTAGTTCTCAATTACTAATCCAGTTCCAACAGTTCCTTGCCTGAAATCGTCTATGATAATAGTTAGGATAGAAACTCTTTTAACAGTTTCTCCTTGTCCTACTATATAGTAGGTAGTACGTATAAGAGGTATAGATAAGAGGATAAGGAGTAGACCGAGATAGACTATTTTTTTTAGCATTTTATTTCATCTCCTTCATTTTTAGTTTTAGTCTTTTTAGTTCCTGTTTTCTCTCTACATTACACTGGATATTTGATAAGAAATCTAAAGCGTTCTTTTGGGTAGTCCAGTTTTTATAGTTCTCAAAAGTATCTTCTAGCTCTAGCAATTTGCAATAAAGTTTTAGTCTTTCAGCTTCTTTATTAAGTTGGCGAAACTCTAATATAATTTTCGGATAAGTATTACTTAAACTTCTTTTATTTGCCTCAAGGTAGGAAGCCTTAGAGTGCATCTCCCAAAAATGACTTCTTACTGTAAAATTTTTCATTAATTCTTTTTCTTTCATTATTATCAATTCCTTTCCTATTTAGGTTATACCTAATTATAGCATACAATTCTAGTATTATCAAGAGATACTTTAATGTTCACAAATTGTTAACATTTGGAGGAGCTGGACGGCAAATTATCACACAATTTGCCGACCGGCGAGTTGATTGAATTATCTGACAATTCGCCGCACGAACAAAAGAAAAGAGAACAGATGTTCTCTTATTTCTCATTTAGAGCCGCATAGTCTACGATATATTGATTAACTATATTTCCACTATGAATATCTTCTACTTCATAAGGTAAATCATTCAAGTCAGACCAATGGCTATAAGTTCCTTTTTTCATCTCGTTAGCATCTTCATAGAATCCTTTAATATCAATAGCATTTTCATTTCTCTTCTTTCTGACTTTAATTTCGATACACTTTGCAAAATACTTTGCTTCGGGTAAATCTTTAATTTTCAGTGAGAATAAATATTCTGTTAAAGTTCCCTTACAAGGAGCAGGAAGTTCAAAACCTTTAGCTTTAAGTTTATTAATTTTTACAACGGCTTCATCATCTTGAAACTCTCTAAGTAAGTCCATAACTACTACTCCGTCGGGTCTTCCTAAGTGATTCCAGGAACTTTTGTACCTAGGAAGTTTACAAACCAGACCATTATCTAGAAGAACCGCTTTTCTTGAGCAACCATGCCCCAATTTGCTTGTTACGATATGCTTTCCAACTTTCATTTTTATCCAACTCCTTCTTATTTAGGTTATACCTAATTATAGCATACTATGTTATCAGTTACAACCTTTTTAAAAATGTTGTAATATTCTGACAATTTGCCGAGGGAAAAGGGTTTTAATAAAAACCCTTATACTCTATTACTCTTTTCTTATATCCTTTTTCTAAAAACTCTTCTTTTGATAATCCTAATTGTTTTAAAACTCTATACAAACTCATATCTTTCAGAATTTGCATATCAGTAGGATAATACTTTGCTTTTGAAATATCTCTAATTGTTTCACAACCTACGCCACCGTACCTAATTTCATAAACAAATTGCTTTTCCATTTGAATCACTCCTTTTTATTGGTATACCTAATTATAGCATACAATTTTAACAAAAACAACAAAAATGACAAAATTAACAAAATGTTCATAATTAGAATACCGGCAAGTTATCTGACAACTCGCCGAAAGGGACGGCGAATTGTCAGAATTGTTTGATCATCACACACAATTCTGGAGGAGCTGGACGCGGCTAATTGTCAGACAATTCAGACAAAGGGAAAAGGCTATATACTATATAGCCTTTTTATATTTGCTTAACAGTTTCCAAGGATTTTCAAATATCCCTTTACTATACTTTTTGTGTTGTCGGAGAGCATGAACCAGAATTTCCACTTCTATATATACATCAGACAAAGCGGTATGGTCTTCTATGAACTCGCTATCGTTGTGCATATATCTATATCCAACTTCGGCTGATGACCTCGGATTGCCCTTTTCGGTATACAAGTCATTCAAGTCGATAAACCTTTTATATCCTTTCTGTGGAAGATATATACTTTCAACAGCCATTGCCCATATGTCTTGTATCTCAAAATCTCTATCGAATAGGCTTCTGATATTACCTTTATATCTCTTTTGATTAGTGAGATTAGCGGTAGCTTCTAAGGCTCTAAGGTCAAAGGATAGGTTGTAAGCTGAAATTGTGATGTTTGGATACCTATTCATAACTTTATTTAGGTTAAAAAGAATTTGACCAAAACTTCTAACTTGAATTGAACCGTTTTTAATTTGCTCATCATACCAAGGACGTTTTGAGCCATAAAAAGCGTTATTCATAGCCGGTGAACCGTAGATATTTTCGACTATATAGTTATAGCTTTCGTATATCTTGCCGGTCTTGTCGCAAACAGCGAACCCAATGTCATAGATTAGAGGCTTACTGGAATTATTGTCTTTGTCTAAAGTAGTAGTTTCAGTATCAAAAACTAGGAAGTATTTTTTGCGATTATCAATTTTCATCATTATTATCAATTCCTTTCTTATTAAGGTTATACCTTATTATAGCATGGATATAGACCAACTACAAGAGGTTTCAAAACTGTTAACAAATTGTTTACAAATAGAGTTGTCGCAATAGTCTGACAATTTGCCGAGGAGCTGGACCTTAAATAAAATATTCATGCGGCCTTTCAATATCTCCTGTATATATATAAATAGCAAAGAACTATCTTGACAAACTTTTAACAAACTAATCCAAATGAGTTCACAGAATATTCACACAACTAGCCGTGTCTGAATATTCTGACAATTCGCCGCTTAATTGTCAGACTATTTTGAAAATTTGCCGTCCTAATGGGCGAATTATCAGATAAATAAGAAAAAAAGGGACAATTGCCCCTTTTTGTAAACTTTTTACATTCTACATCTTTTTAGTTGCTTTTCTTAATCCCTGATGATTGAAGAAGAATTTTTTCTTTCCAATTCCTATTCTTAATCTCAATTGAGTTTCGCCGTTTCTCTTGTTATATCTGATTAAGTCTTCGGTATCCTTTTCAATATGATTGAACAAATCCCATTTTTCAATTAAGATGTATTCCTTAGCATTGAACCAGATAACCCAGATTGGGGAAGCGTCTTCTTCAAAAGCATTTCTTAAGTCTTCAATGATATTTCCAGTTGTTTCGCCTGGGATAATTCCGTCAAAACTTTTTACTTGAATTTGTGTTCCATTTGCAATTTCGATATCTCCAATTAATGAACCAGGAGCAGTTGGGTTATAACCAGTTGCATACAATTCGGCTAGCGTTTGAGCTTCTCTTTTTTCGCCATTATTTTTAGCGTTTGCGTAAATTTTTCTTGCGATTGCGATTTTAATTTTTCTTGACATTTTTATTACCACCTTTAAATTTTAGTATTAAGGTTTGTAGCTTCGCCCTTAATCTACTTATAGTATATCATACATAAACAGCAAATTCAACCTAAAATGACAAAATAATTAGGTACGAAACTTGTAATGTTTTAGCCTTTTTATTATCATATTCATAATGCAATTTTAACAAACTAATCCTGCAATTGTGTCAAAGATCCGCACAATTGAAAGTGGGAGGAGCTGGACTTGCAATAATCAGAAAATTCTCAAAATTTGCCGAAACGAAAAATGCGAAGTTTTTCCTTAAGAATTTTCGCAATATTCTGACAATTCAAATTTAGCAAAATAACAGTTTTTTCAGTATACAGAATATTCTGAAAATTATGACAATTGAATCTGTGAAAATTTTAACACTCAATTGTGTGCGTTGTCAGAATATTCTGTATATATATAATATTGGCAATATTCTGAAAATTCTGAAAATTCTGACAATTTCGGGGCAGCTTTTTCAGAAAATTCTGAATTCTCTGAATATTCAGAATTTTCTGGAGGAGCTGGACTTTTCAGAATATTCTGAATTGTGCGTACTTTTCGAATTGTCTGTATATATATAATAGTCCGAATATTCTGAATATTCTGAAAATTCTGACAATTTGGGTTGTTTTTATCACAATATTCTCACAATTCGCCGACCTGGAATTGTCAGACTATTCTCACAATTCGCCGGATCAAATTGTTAAACTATTCACAAAGATCATAAATTGTCGGCTAATTATCAGATAATTCTAAACAATAAAAAAATAGGCCTTTCGGCCTACTTTTATAAGTTTCTTTCTAATGCTCCTTTAAATGCTTGCTTATCTCCTTCAAAGGTTAACCATGCAGTTTGAATCATACCCTTTGTTAATGCACGTCCCCAGTCTGTGTTAGGATTGAATACTATAACTTCACCGTCTGTGAATGTGATTGTTTGTGTATCCCCGTAAAATGTGCCTGCTACCTTTAGTATTTTAACCTGTTTCATTTTAATCTCCTTCAGCCTGTTTCATCAGTATGTAAACGGCTACTCTTACATATACGGCCGTATTGGCCGTTTCAACTATTTAAGGTTATTCTTAAGACTTCTTTGTATCTGTCTAAGTCTTAAGCGTTCTTTGTCGCTTATGGACTTATCCATTAAAGCGGCCTCTATATTGGAGAGTCTGTTATTTGTTTGATACTGTTTCTTTGTCATTATTATCAATCCTTTCGTGTGCTATTATGGTACTATCTGTTAGGGAGGAGAGAGAGCTATATAACTCTCTTTCTCTCTATTAAATCATTGAAGAAGTACTTTCTCTTCTCTTTGCCTAGTTTAAAGCGTATAACCTCTTTACTGTTTCTTACATTGTATCTTATGACTTCCTCTGTTATGAGTTTATTGCTTATTCTCTTTAATAGCTCCCACTTATCCATTAGTATATATTGGTCATCAGTGAACCATATCATCCAGTACTGTGAAGCGTCATGAGTGAAGCAGGTTTCAAGGTCCTTTAGTATATTGCCCGTTGTACCATTGGGTACTGTTATAGAGCCGTCGAACGCTTTAACTTGAATATTGCCATATTTGGGGGCATATACGTCGCCACCTTTGGAAGCTGATAAGTATGGATTGTATTGAGTACAATGTAATTCTAGTATGGTTAACGCTTCCATGCGTTCACCGTTATTTTTTGCATTGGCTAGTAGGTTACGGGCTTCCAAAACTGTTATTTTTTTCATTTTAACAACCACCTTGTTATAATAGTAGATAGGTCATGCCTTCGGCCTTATTCCTTATCTCTAAGTCTATTATACTACTTATCCGGCAAATTGTCTAATAATTTGCCCCTGATTCAGTGAACAATGTGTTACGTTTATGTGAACGATGTGTTAACATTGTAGGCCATGCATACCACATGATATGGTATACATGACGGCCCTAACTGGTATCCAATACCATGTCTTATTTTTTTTTGCTTGTTCCTGCATTTTTTAATTGATAAAATAAGTTATATATAAATAATATATAAAAAATACCAGTAAACTAAAGGTATATCTATTCACTATGTAATACATCGTATTATATACTATACATATATACAATCACATTATATATAACAAAAATATTATAATAATATTATTGTCATAGTGATATATGTTATATATGCTTATACTATGTCCATCACTGAAGGACACGCTAGTATATGTGTTATGTATGTGGGTGATATATATGTGTGTATTGCTCGAACAATTCAAACAATGGGGGGGTGGGTTAACACTTTGTGAAGGATTTCACAAGCGATGTCGCCCTAGCTAGCAACCAATATCATTTTGAATCAAAACTGAAATTAAGCAACCAATAGTAGTATACCCACACCAAAATTTGACTTTCCCTCTTTTTTATGATATAATATAAATAGGGAAGCTATTATACTTTATTCCCTAAGGAGGAGAACATCATGTGTAAACAAAAGAAACGTACGAACAACTCAAAGGTGGGGTGCATACTATGCTAGATTATTCCATTGATTCACCTGAAGAACGTATAAAATATGTAGAAACTTGGCTAACCACTTTGGGCGATACGATCAAAGATGCCCAATTGGAACTAGCCGCCAACTATATCCTACATGCAGAAGATACAAAATTGGCCAATCACGCCAAACAAAATAAAGCAGATAATAATAAGCACTTCGAGCTAGAAGAAAATGCGGCTGAAGTGGAAGAAATAAAACCCCGTAAAGGCTCCAATGCTTACCTGCGCCCGAACGCACCAGTGCCTTGGGAGCATCCAAACCTAATAGATTTGAAAAAAGATATTGAAAAACTACAAGAATTGGAAAATCAAGCTTTCGACAGCTACACCAAATATCGTATACGTAGATGGATACTTGAGTTGCGTTTAGACGCTAAAGCAAGGGTGCCCGACCACACGATCAATGTAGGCGCCACCTTCACTACTACCCAGCCCATCGACTTGGAAATGGCTGGCCTCGATTGGACAAACCCTTTCCACGTTAAGCACCTCGTGCGCTTTTATAGCGAACTGAAGCAAAGTGATAACAGCAAATTTGAAATGGAGTATTTTGACAGCCTCGTAGAAAACACACCCATGGAACCGTGGCAGAAGCACATCTTAATACGCTACATAGACGGCTCTAACAGTATTACCGTTGCCCGAGAGATTGCGGAAGACTTTGGAAAGATATTATATCCAGGCTTTACCAGCAAGGTGATGCGCCAGATATATCGCAAGATTGCGGACGAAGCAGAAAAAGAAGATGTAGAAAAATCAATGCGCCATGATAGACGCTGCCCAAAGTGCGGCCAAAACTACCCTGATCATGAAATTTGGTGGAGAAAAGGCCAACGTAATTGTAAGATCTGCCTAGCGAAATAGGTGTGCGGCGAAATGCCCGATTTAAAAAAAGGAGAGCTAAAATGAACGAATTGAGAATTGTTTTAATTGAAGATCCCGCTACAGGAGATTGGAATCGCAGAGACTTCCAAGAACTAAGAGACGGGGATAATTTTAAACTTTACGAATGTAACGGAGAGTTTGTTGGCCAGTTTACCGCAAAAGGTGAGCTATTTCTTAATAAAGGAGTCTGGGCAATTATAACTTAGGAGGTGCGGAATGAAGAACCTCTTTAAAAACCTAAAAGAGTGGGTTAAGGCGGCGGCTGATTCAGCCAAGGCTCTTGACCCTTATTGGGTAGAACAAACTAGAAAGAAAACATCAAATATAGAACTATAAAGGAGGCGGGAGAATGTTCGAAGATTTACCTATAAACAAAAAAATAGATAAACTCGAAGAACTTGAAGACCTGATAGCAATTATGGGCTTCGTTCCTAGAACAGTAGTATCTTGGGAAGACTCAAGAGCGATCAAAGGTTACCTAACAATTTGTAAGCGAACGTTGGAAGATCAACTAAAATACCTCCCTCCCCAAACCAACAACTAAAGGAGTGAGGATACATGGCGCAAAAATGTCAAATGTGTAACAAATCAAAAGCAGAATCCGAATTTATGCCTTCCCACAGTCCGTTCTGGACAAAGGGAATTATTAATATATGCTATGATTGTTTAGAGAAAAGCGTAGATGGAGAGGATATGAACCAGGTTGACAGACTAATGCAGTTTGCTAATATGGCTTTCCTTCCACAGGAATGGCGCAAGATTTGGAAGAGAGAAGGAGCCAAGGCGTATAGAAAGTATGCGGCTGGATATTACACGATGAATTATTACAAGTATGATTGGGGCGAGCAGAACGAAAAGCTTATGGATCTAGCTAGACACGGTCTAATAGAGACAGAAGTTGAAGAACTGAAGCCTGGCCTAATTAGAGATTTAAAAATTCGTTGGGGTAATTTGGAAGAGTATGATCTATTATGGTTGGAGAATTACTACAATACTATTCTAGCTGATTTTAACATTGAAGCTGAAACTCAGCGCGACCAGTTCAGAAAAATTTGTAGAATGTCTTTAGTGATAGACAAGCAGCTACAAGAGGGTGCTATTGATAAAGACTTTATGACACAGTATAATAACTTTATGAATACAGCTTTAAAAAATGTAGAAAAGAACCAGACAAATGCAATTACTTCCGTCAGCCAGATAGTTGAGTTTATCGAACGTAATGGATACCAAGCCAACTTCTATGACGGTGTCCCAAGAGATGAAATTGATATGATTATTGATAATATCAAAGACTATATCAAAGATCTTGTCCATGGAGAAACGAACTTGCCTGAAATTTACAATCAGGTTAAAATGCGCCACGATAAAGGACTTCAAGAGCAGCCAATTAAGGCAGAAGAAATTATCGAGGACGAGTATATGGACGATGGGGACGACGACCTCAACTTTGAGGAGGACTAGAAATGTGGGCAGAAGCAACTACCTCCAAAATGGATCTTGCGCAGCGAGAGTTTAAAGAAAGAATGAGTAAGGATACCGGATTGCTAAAGTTAAACCCTAACAGCAACTCCGGCTCCAAAGTCGTTACTGAAGCACGCTTGTTGAAGATACTTCCATATTTGGAACAATACTATGAACTTTGGTTGGCCTATCCAGACAAACTGGTGGAGCTATTGCTACCCGTAGATACAAACTTCAAACTAATTCCCTTCCAGGTTATGGCTCTGCGCGTAAACGCTCGGCATAAACTGGTATTCCAGACAGCTACCCGTGGATACAGTAAATCTTTCATAGCTATATTAAGTAAACTACTTCACGGTATCTTACTTCCAAAAGCCAAGATTTCTGTAGTGTCAGAGTTCAAACAACAGGCGACACAGATCGGAAAAGAAAAACTGGATGAGCTATCCTACCTAATGCCGCTGCTTAAACAAGAGTTTAACGAAGCGCACGGTGCGGGTAATGCCAACAGTAAAGATTTCCTACGTAAGATGATTAAGAATGGCGCCCAATTGGACATTGTTTCAATTGAAGACTCTACTCGTGGAGGCCGTCGCCACTCGATTCTTTTTGAGGAAGCAAAAGACTTACCAGCTCAGCAAATCAATGCGGTTGTACTACCACTTCTAAATATCTCTCGAAGATCGGTTCTAGGAGAACTTAATCCTAGAGAACCTCATCAACAACAATTGTATGTTGGTAGTGCGGGCGTACGTAACAGCTTCGCCTATGAGAAGTGTATGGAAATACTAGTAACTACTGCCATTAATCCTGGCAAAGCCTTCTGTTGGGGCGGTAACTATCAAATACCTGTATATTACGGTCTTCTTGATAAAGACTTCGTTCTTGACCAAATGAACTCTAGTACTTATGACGAAGCTGACTTTGCTCGTGAGTATGGTTCTAAGTGGACAAGTTCAAGTATGGAAAGTTTGTTCGATTATGATCAGTTAACAAAAATTAGGAAGATAAAGAAAGCAGAGTGGAAAGCCGCTGACCAAGACGATATATTTTATGTCTTAGCAGTCGACGTTGCTCGTTCTGCGGCTAGAACCGTTTTAGAAGTGTTTAAAGTCCACATCGGAAAAGATCATTTCACGAAGAAGCTTGTTAATATGCAAACCATTCAGGGAGGATCTTTCCTATACCAAACTTTAAAGATTAAGGAACTAGACAGCAGATTTAATTTTAATCGAATTGTAATTGATGCTAACGGCCTAGGAGTAGGTTTAGTTGACTTCATGATGCAGGAGAACTATGACAAAGATACAGGAATAATGTACGGGCCTTATAATGTAGATAATATCAAAGAGTATCCTATATACTCTTCTGAGCAAAAAATAGGCGCTCCGTCTAAGTTATACCTAATCAAAACCAACCAACACAATGCGGGTGGTATTCATACTAACGCATATACAGAACTTTTCTCTGGAAAGGTGGAGTTGTTGGTAGATCCTAAAGTAGCAAGGGAGAAATTACTATCCACTGTTAAGGGTGGCAATATGGGCATGATAGAGAGAGACAGATACCTAGCACCATATAAAAATACTTCTCTTCTTATAGATGAGACAGCTAACGTTAAGATCAAAAAACATACTGTCGGGTTCTTAATTGAACTTATCGACAGTAGTAAGGAAAAAGATACTTTCTCCGCACTTGAGTATGGACTTCACTATATTAGTCAGGAAGAAAGAAAATATTACGAACACTTGCGCAAACCTAAAACGCGCTTCAGTCATGCAATGTTTATAGATTAGAGGAGGGATACTTTGGTAGGAGAATATTTTGAGTCAAAGAATTTTGGGAGGATGCTAGTAGTTGGGAAACTAACTACTAGTAGATATAGAGTTATCTTCCAAAACACAGGAACTGAAGCTGTTGCAACTGCGGCGAATATAAAAACTGGTTCTGTAAAAGATAGATACGCGCCTGTAGTTGCAGGGGTAGGGTTTCTTGCTGGCGCAGATACCACTACCAATCCCAAGCTCTATGCTAGGTGGAAAAGAATGCTCCAAGCTTGTTATGATCCATTCCATGTGGATTACCATGCGAACGGTGCGGCCGGAATAACTGTCGAAACCAGGTGGCATAGCTTTGAAAACTATGAAAAAGATATTCTAAAATGCTGGGAGGCAATGGGCTCTCCCGAAAGATATCGGATCTTCCGTAAAGGGGATGTGTATAATCTAAATAATATTCTAATGGTTGAACAGAAGCAAATCTGATAAAAAGGAATGTTGGCCATAAGAAATCTAATAGCAAGAGAGTTCCTTAAAGGTAGAAGGGTCTATATTATATAGGCCCTTTTCGTATTTCCATTGAAAGGGCGGTGAATTAATAGGATGACAGAAAACGTAGAAACAAAGAAAAATAGAATACCTTCTTTCTTTCAGGATTTGAACAATATTAAAGGTGTGCAAACAGCGATTGACAGAACTCATATCGCAAGGTTCACAGTTGATAAAGCGGCAATTCGAAGAGCAATCGAAGCTAAAAACGTTGCTCAGTTAAGAGGTTATTCTCAATACTTTTTTCACGCCAGTGGGGAATACCGTAGGCTAGTTGAGTATTTCGCTAAAATACTTACTTTTGATTATGTAGTAGTACCTGTAACGGATGATAAGTCTGTAAAAACTCCTCGATACGAGAAAGCTTTTGCGACTATATTAAGTTATAGTAACTCTGCGCACATTCAAGAGACTGGCCGTTTAATTGCTCATACCGTTATAAAAGACGGAGCATTTTATGGATATGAACGAGAACTTGATGGTAACTATATGCTGCAACAATTGCCAACCACTTACTGCCGTTCTAGATTTAGAATCGATGGAAATTACGCCGTTGAATTTGATTTTAGCTTTTTTGACTTATATAGAACGGAAGAGGAAAAGACGCTAGCATTTAGTTCTTTCCCTCCAGAATTTGAGAAAATGTACAGTGCATATCTTAAAGATAGAACGCTGTATAGATGGCAGCTCCTTGATTCAAACTTTTCAAGAGCGCATATGATGACTGATGAAGTCCCAATGTTAAGTTCATTATTTCTTGACTTAATGGAATTAGAAGACTATAAACAAATCGAGAAGCAGAGAGCTGCGGGTGCGGTTGATCAGATAGTTGTTCAAGAGATTCCACTAGATGCAGAAGGCAACTTAACTATGGAACTTGATGAAATTAAGACTATCCATGATAATGCAAAAGGAATGCTAGCAGGTACTACTAAAAGAGTATTAACTACACCGGCTAAGATGTCAACTTTAGATTTTAAAGATTCTAAAGCTGTTGTCCAGGATGATGTAGAAAATGCGCTGAAAGTAGTTTATGCTTCAGCTGGAACACCTATGGTTCTTTTCTCCTCAGGAGCGAAGAGTGGTAGCGTTGGTTTAGAAAAATCTATTGAAGTTGATGAAGCTTTTATGTTTGAACTTCTAGATCAGTTCCAAAGATGGTATGAAACTAGATTCCGTAGCTTGGTCTCAAATAATAAAAACTTTTCTTTTGATATTATTTTCCCACAGATTACAATATTTAATAGAAAGAAAATGTTTGAGTTGTATCAAGCAGGGGCAACTTTCGGTTTCCCAACAAAATTATTGTCAATGGCGGCACTTGGAATTAACCAATCAGAAATGGAAGCTTTATTAAACTATGAAAATAATATTTTAAAACTACATGAGACGATGATTCCAGTAACAAGCAGCCATACACAAACGGGAGAAGAAGACGAGGGCGGACGCCCAGAGTCTAAAGACCCATTATCTGACGAGGGTCAAAAGACCAAAGATCAAGATAAAAACAAAAATAGAGCCAAAGGAGGCGCGTAAGATGGATAAATTTTTGTATATCTTCGCTGCAGACCTGGCGAAGAGACTCCAACAAGAAGGGTTCAATTTACATAGTTCCAAAGAAGGCGAGAGACCTTATTGGTTATTTACAATAAATGACACGAAGACTCCAACATTCTTGTTTACCTTTACAGCAGGTAAGGACTATGTATTTTCAAACAAACTATTCTTTTAAAGGAGGGAGGAAAGAGCAATGAAAAAGAAATATTTACAACTACCTATTACGTATGAACAATCTAATTTTGATAACGACGATCGTTTTGTTAAAGTTAGAATTAAAGTAATGCATAATGGATTGAACCTAAATAACTCAAACTTTTCAGACCCAGCGATTGAAAAGGCTGCAAGCAGCTTAAGCAATATTCCGCTTCTAGCTTTTACCAAAGTTAGGGATGGCGTAGACGAATCAGATTTTCTAGGACATGAAATGGAATTTAAAATCACTGAGGACGGAGTTAAGTATATTTATTTAGGAAGACCAATCGGAATGATTCCAGAGACTAATAATTATTCTTATCAGGAATCCGAAGACGGAAGAAAATTTGTAACTGTAGATGGTTATATTTGGACTTCCTACGCCAATGAAGCCCTTGATATTATTCAAAGAGACGGTGGAAAAAACGTTTCAATGGAAATTAAGGTGAATTCATATGGCGAAAATGAATCTGTAATTGATATTACTGATTACAAATACACTGGTATCGCTTTCTTAGGAGAGGACGTACCACCAGCAATGATGGGTGCCCGTGCAGACCTTGCTGAATTTTCTTTTCAGGGAGTTCAAGAATTTGTTGCCAACTTTGCGGTTGAGCTACAGAATGCTTTAAATCTTTCAGAAGACAAAGAACCAGAAGTGCCTGCAGACGAACCAGTGGTTGATCCTATTATTGAAGATCCAATCGTAGAAGATCCAATAGTAGAGGATCCTATCGTAGAAGATCCAATCGTAGAAGATCCAATTGAAGACCCTATAGTGGAAGATCCAATTGAAGACCCTATAGTTGACCCAATTGAGGATCCCGTAGAAGAGCCAGTAGTTCCTTTTGAAGAAGAGATTTCTGCAATAAAAGTAGAACTTGACGCATTAAGGAATGAATTAGAATCTGTGAGAAAAGAAAGAGACGAATTAATGTCTTACAAAACTGGAGTTGAGGAAGCTGAGTATTCAGCTAATCTTAAAACCTTACTTGAAAGCTTTTCAGACATAGAAGAAGACGAAATCAATAAGATTATCTCAAAAGAGACTGATCTTGATGATATAGAGTTGAAACTATTTGCAGTAAGAGGTAAGAATAATACTAAGGCTCCTGCAGGTCATATTCAAACTTACTCAATATGGGATTCACTTATTAAAACTCCACATGACGAGGCACCTTCATGGGTCGAGCTAGTGGAAAAACATCATTCAAAAGACAATGAAGGAGGAAATTAATTATGGCATTCGCAAGAAAAAACAAAGCAGTCGTTGAAACTAATCATGTTTCAGCAGTAAGAACTGGTAATATAAAAGCCCAATATCCTATCGCAGTAGATGTAGAAAACGGAATGGCTATGACAGTAAATGATGCTACTAAAACAATGGCATTAGCTGGAATCGCTGATGACGTTCTTTACCTACACGCAAGCGAGGAACAGGTTTATGAAGAGCATTTAGGAAGAAATTCTTTCTATATCAAAGCCGGTAACTATCCAAAAGCACTTAAATTAGAAGTTGGGGACATTTTTGAAACTAACGCACTAGCAGTTGGAGAGATTACATATGCAGCTGCAGATAAACTAGTACCTGTTGCAGGTGTATGGACTATCGCTACTACTGGACAGTCAGCTAAGGCTGTTATCGTAGAGCTAGTAACTTTACCTAACGGTGAAGCCGGAGCAAAAATCGCAATCATCAAGCCTGTAACTGTATAGTAGGCGTATTAAAAATTAAGGAGGAATAAAAACATGGCTAATAAAGCACTTATCGACCTTGGAAAGGCCGTTATATCAAATAAACCAGACGGAAAGTTCAGTATCTCCGAAATGGAAGACGCCTTCAGAAAAGAAGTTGCAGCACTAGTTTGCAATGAAGAAGGTCAAATCGACTATTACAAGTGGACAGATAATAAAAACGAATTATTCTCAATCATGTCTAAGGTTTTAGCAGAAGTTGAACCTAAGAAACTGATGAAGGTTTTCGAACAATTCGCAGAAGTTCAAAGAGTACCTCAAGGACAGAAAGCAAGATTCACAGTTAAGAGAGGTATCAGAAACGTTAAGAGATTCATCACAAGAGTTGCTCTTGCTGGTGTCTATGAGAGAGTTAGATTAGACAGAGACTACCTAGACGTTGAAACATACGCTCATGGTGGAGCAATCTATCAGACAATGGAAGGTTTCCTTTCAGGTTCAGAAAGTTTAACAGAACTTCTTTCAATCTTCATGACCGAACTAGAGAATGCAATCTATGATGACATCATGACTGCACTTGAAGGATTGACTGCAGATCTTCCTGCAGCAAACAAAGCAGCTTCTGTAACCACTTTCAACGCTACGACTTTCAATGGAATCCTAGCAGTAGTTTCTGCTTATGGTAATCCAGTGATCATGACTACAAGAGCTTTTGCTCAGACGAATCTTCTACCAATTGATGGTTGGATTTCAGATGTAGCTAGAGAAGAAATGAGACAGCAAGGCTACCTTGGAAAGTATTTGGGTTCTCCAGTAATCATCTTAGAGCAGAGCTTCGAAGATGCTACAAACAGTACTCCAATTCTTGACGAGAATATTGCTTACATTATCCCAGCAGGATCAATGGAAAAACCAATCAAAGTAAGTATTGAGGGTGAAATCCTTATCAGAAACGTAGAAAGAGAAGATTGGTCTACAGAAATGCAGATTTATAGAAAACTAGGGGTTGCCGTTCTAAACGCTAACCATATCGGAATCTATCAAATCGCTTAGTAGTAGTAAATAAAATTGTAGGGTGGGAAACCACCCTTAATTTTTTGAATTAAAAAGGAGAGAATAACCATGGAAAATAAGAAACAAGAAATTACTGACTCTACTATTGTCAGACTTTATAATGAGTATGGCGGAGTAGTAGATTATAGAACAGACAATGCTAGCAGAGTAATACCTGCTAATAGTTTTAGGGACGTTGAGTTAAGAGAACTTAAGGAACTTATTATTAGAGACAATAAGTCTGGAGCTTTTACCAAAGGTTTCTTAATGATCAAGGATGATAAAATTAGAGAAATTTTAGGTTTAGACCTGCTTAGTGAGAACAACCTAAGTGAAGATGGAATTAAGGAACTTTTTAAAGAAAGAGACTTAGCAAAATTAGAGTCTTTCCTACAATATGCTTCTAATGCTAACCTAGACAAACTTGTTAGAGTTGCTATAGAGATGCCTGTTAAGGATCTCGATACTGCGAATTTAATTCAAGCCTACTCTGGTAAAAACATAATTGAGATAATTAGAGACAAAGCAGATGAACAAGTCCAAACAACTGGAGTCAGACAAAGAGTTGACGGTAAAGCGCCTGAAAACGCTACTACACCAGTAAGAGGAAGAATGGCTCCAAAAAACTAGCATGGGAGGGCTAAATTATGACACCATACAGTGATGTTTATAAAGCTTTCTTAGGCGAAATTCAGGATGACTTTTACCTACATGCCGAAGGAGACATTATAGAAAATGACTTAAACCTTTTACTTAATAAGGCTATTGTTCATTTTTCTTATCCTAAAGTTGACGTCAGAAACAAAAATGATATGCTTCAACAATTTAATGTCGACTTAGATGTAGACGAAATAGAAATTTTGGCGACAGGCATGGTTTTAGCCTGGGTTGAGAGAGAGCTTCATAGCGTTGATATGTTAAGACAGTCAATGACTACGAAAGATTTCAATACTTACTCGCAAGCGCCTCATATTAATGCTATAGCTAGAACTTCCGAAAGATCTGAAAAGAAACTTAAAAAAATGTTAATTAAGTATTCTATTAGAAATAAAGATGGCTCTGTTGGCTTTAAGGATTTGGGGTGAGTAAATGAGTAAGATAGTAAAAACTAAATATCATGGCAGTATTGACCTTGATATGTATAAAGAGTATACCGTTAAAAATATCTTCAAGGCACTTCCACTTAAGGAAGAAGGAAAAGATTGGAAGAAATATTTAGATGGATTACTAATTGAACTAAATGGAATGGATATTCTAGTAAGCGAAATAAACCTTATGGCGGTAATCGGGAAACTAGAAGGATTGAAGAGCATAGACGAGCATGATATGTTCAGAAAAGTTATCTTTGATTGCATTGATTTGGTGAAGAAAATTTAATAAAAAGTAGGTGAGAATATGGAATATCTTGACGCCTACAGAGGGAGAATGAGTTCTACCGAAGATAATGTCCGAGGCCGAAAGGTTGCGGAAGCTCGCTCGAGGGCGATAAAGCACTTTGAACAAGATCCATCATTCTTCGCTGTTAACGCTTTAGAACCGGATAGTTCAGAACCTATTCTAAAAAGAATAAGGATTATTAATGAATCGGTACTAAAACAGCTAAACCCTGAAAGAACTTATAGTAAGTTCATTGTGCCGCATCCGGAAGAACCTATGATTTCTGGTACTATGCTTTTTGGACTTTATGATGTTGATTGGCTAGTAACTGCGGTTACAGGTCTGGGTGACGTTCATCAGCAAGCTACTCTTCAAAAACTTAATGAAATGGTTAGCATAAAAATAGGAGACTCTATGCAGAGTTTTCCAGCTGTTGTTAACGGAGTTTCAAGGCTTGGAGACGGAGTTTTAGAAATGAATCTTTATACAATGCCGGATGAAATGATTAAAATCAGAGTTCAAAATAATACTCTTACTAGAGGTATTTTGAGAAACGCTCGTATGAAGATAAGTAATAAGATGTATACATTGACGAAAGTTGATATATACACAGATGAGGGTGTATTAAATTGGATTGCAAAAGAAGATTTATTTGAATCGGGAGATTTAGAACCAGTAACACCACCTTCGGATACTTTGTATATCCAAGGGCCAGATACTATTACTAGAGCTAGAGATTATGTCTTTAGTATTCCTGGTGTAGAAGCAGCCACATGGATACTTACTGGAGCGACTACTGATGTAGTAAAAATTAAGAGTCAAGAAGGAAACCAAGTAGTTATTCGTGCAGAAAAAACTCAACTTGTGGAACTTACTTTAACAGCTACAGTTGGTACAGATACTTTAATTAAGACATTTAGATTAGTATCATTACTATAGGAGGTTAAAGGATGGAAGACAATAATGGTTTAAAAAAACTAAGAGCTTATAAAGAAACTTTGCTAGAAGCAATTATTTCAGATGAGCAACTAACAAAAGCTATTGCTAATAATACTACGAATTTTTTAGATGACGCAGTCACTGAACCTGGTCAACTTCTATATAAACAAATTTTTCCATATAAATGGACTTTGCCGGAAATTCCGGATAGAAAAGAGGTTTATATCACAATGACGTTTGACATAGGTAGGCTTGAGGGTGGTATCTTTAATGATATTATTTTTAACATATATGTTTTTGTGCATAAAGATATTATGAGAATTTACAATGGGACGCAGTATCTATTACGTTCAGATTTTATTATGGAGAAACTTGAAGATCTTTTCCATAACAGTTCAGAATTTGGAGTAGGAAGACTAGAGTTACTAGGAATTGGAGAAGTTTTTGCTACTCCGGAAATGCCTGGTTTCTTTTTAACTTTTGCTACAGTGGATAGAGCTGGGAATAGAAAATGAGAAAAATTCATGAAAAATTAATAAGAGCTAAACCAATAAAGGTTGAGAATATTTTAATTTCACTACCTACTTTGAATGAAATATTTGATTTAGGTTTAGATAAGTACCTTGAGTATCTTCAATCAATTATTATTGATATTAGCGATCTTAATTTAGATACTGAAATTTTCGCAGGAGAAGAATTTTCCGATTATCAAATTTTCATAATGTTACTTTTAACAAGTAAAGATTTTCAAAATACCTTTTTTGAAGCTATGCAACTTTTCACAAACGATACTTTTGTTTTTGAACAGGAGCATATCGTAGGTTTAAGAAAGACAGTTACAGAAGAGGGAGAAGTTAGTTTTGAATTTAATCAAATATTAACCGAAGAATTTTGGTTAGAAATGCGTAAAGTGCTTTCATTAGCACATATGCAAGAAGAACCAAAAAGATATGATTATGCCAATGCAAAAGCAAAGGCAATCATGGAAAAATTAAGAAAAAATAAAGAAGAAGTTCAAAGAATAAAAGCAAAAAGGGGACAATCTGAATCATTAGAGGTATATGAATTAATAGGAAGCGTTTGTACGCATTCTAAAGCATATAATTTATTTAATGTTTGGAATTTAACCTATTATCAATTCTTTGATCATTATTATAGATTGAATATCAATGACAATTATCACTTTTCTTTGCAATCAATTCTTGCAGGAGCCGATCCAAAGAAAGTGAAAGTTGAACATTGGACTTCTTCAATTAAAACAAACTAAGGAGGAATTAATATGGCAGCACCTAATAGATGGGCGGTAAGAGAAGCAGCAGAAGCTACTTTTTATGACCTGGAAAGTAAACTTCCAAGAGTCACTCTAAGAACGCTAAAAATGACAGAAGTACAGACAACTGGTGAAACAGTTTACGCAATGGGTGGTAGAGGTAATGCGAAGTTAGTTGGATTCTCTGGTAACAGAGAGGCTACTATGGCTTTACAGGACGCTATCTTTGACAACGAAGCTTTAGCTATGCTTACTGGTAATGCAGTAACAACTGGCGAAAGAACATTACAGAAATTCCACGAAGCTACTCTTGGAGCAGATTTAACTATCAATCTTCCATTCACACCAAACGTAACAGCTCTTCAGGTACACCCTGTAATTGCTGGAGCTCTTGAAGAAGCACTAGTTTTAACTACTGGTTATACCGCAACAGGTAAAGTAGTTACGGTAGTGGCAGGAGCAGAAGCGGGAGATAAGGTAAGAGTTTATTATGAAACTACAATTGGTAGTGCTAAAACTATTACAGTTACAGCATCCGATTTTGGTGGAACATTCAGACTTGTTGCTGACGTTCTTGTAAGAGATGCAGAGACTTCAAAGGTTTACTACGCTCAGTTCATTGCACCAAAGGCGAAGATAGAAGATGATTTTACTTTCAGTTTTTCTCCAGACGGAGATCCTTCTGTATTGGATATTCCACTACAGTTACTGAAAGATTCTGCTTCTGATAATATGTGGGAACTTGTCATTTATGACGAGGAAGTTTAGGCTTAGCATATTAAAGTAAACAATTTAGGGAGATTGCATTCTGATGCTTTCTCCCTTTTTTTGTTGCCCATTTTTAATAGAAAAGGAGAGAATATAAATGAAAAAAATTACAGCTGATTTCCATAAAAAAATGGAGTCTAAAATACCTAAAACTAAAACTATTAATGTGGAGGTTGAGGGAGAGGATTATGAAATTCTTATAAAGAATTTTTTAAGTCTTGAAGAAAGAGTAAAGTTTATTACAGATGGCTTATCTTTAATGGAAGCCAATATTGAGTTAGACGAAAAGACTGGAAGTACATTACTTCTAATGATTATATATAAAAACGTTACTAATATTGAGTTTCCTGAAGACTTAAAAGAACAAGTTTCTCAATTCACATGGTTGCTTGAAACAGGTGTCCTAAAGAAAGTTTCTGAGAATATTAAACCTGGATTTATTGAAGAACTTGCAGACTTTCTAACAAGGTCATTCCTTGAAGCTGAGAAAGAAGCAAAAAGAATATTGGATGAAAAGTTGGCAGAAAAAGCTGACTAGGACTCCGAAAGGAGTATAAACAATGGCAAAATATACTAGTAAGGGTATTAAAGCTACTAAAGCTATGGCTAAAGCAGAGAAAAATAACTTCTATAGCAATTTAACTCAAAGATTTGTTAAAGAAGCTATCTCTGAATTTGATGGCACCCAAAGACAAAAATCTTTAAAATTTCTTTTGAAGAGAATGCAAACGCAGGGAGATGACTTCCAAAGATTGCATGGAGTTGGAGAATGGGCTGAAGGTATTATAGGTATTTATGCAGGTGTCTATCGAACAAAAAAAGACATTATGAATTATAAAGTTTTTGATCAAATTCCTTTCTGGCAAGAAGGAGATATGGTTTTAAAAAAAGGTTTTAAAAACTCCAAAGGTAAATTTGAACCAGTGCACATCCAAGCCAAAGGTTTCGGAGGATCTGTAAAAATACTTCCAGAAGCACATTTGGTTTTAGATGAAAAAGGTAATGTAATCCGAGAAGAAAGCCTATATTCTGTTCTTTCAGAGTATGTGAAGAAGAGCCCTCCAAACTTGCGTATTGCCGCACCTATAGATCAAAATGCGACAGTTGGTTTTTTTGATTTGGGAGTTTTAACTTTCTTAGGATTGGCTAAAAGATATCCTAAATCTTTCTATTTTGATATTTCAAAAAAATCAGAGTTATTTTCGAAGACAACTGATGAGTTAATTGCTGATGCAAAATCCGGGACCACAGCTCATGCTATGGCACAGTTAGTTTTTATTGCCCAGAGTAACTTTGGTAAAGAACAAAAAGATTTAGATAAAATGCTAAGAGATAGTATTTATGAAATAAGAAAAGCCATGTGGATTGAAAGCGGTAGTTTAAGATTTAATTATTCACCAACTGTATTGGGTAAAAATATGAATCCTTTGATTAATACAGGTATCCGCAAGGGTGAGAATTTAAAACCATTTTATACTGTATTGAAAAGATTATATGGTGCTAAAAAAGGTGAATCTACCTATTTCAGTAACTCCTTCCCGACTAGAGGTAATAAAGATCCAGAATTTTATTACAGTAACACTTATGCTAATGTTGAATACTAATAAAAAGGAGGTGGAGTAAATGGAGAATGATACTTTATATGAACTGCTCGTTGGTATAGACGAGGATGCTTCCGCCTCTTTAATGAACCAACAACTACAAGGACTTGGTGCGGGACTTAAGGATTTACAAATAAAAATTAGGCTTGATGACAGCTTCAAAGAAGAGTTTACTAATGTTGTAAACAGAATGAAAACCGACCTTGAAATGGGTGGATATACAGGACCGAATAAAGATATCTTTTTAAATCATGAAAAAGGTATTAATAAAATCCTAGCTGCTTATGGTGAGTTTGGGGCGACTATTACAAATATATTTGCAAAATCAGATGGTAGTTTTAATGGATTGACCATGCTTGCTAAAAATGCGGCAGGAGATATCGAGAAAATTAAATTTGATGAAAAATTTCAGAAAACATCTTCTCAAATTTTTGTAAATTTAGAAAAAGGGATCAACGATTTCAAAGCGGCTATTAATACTACTGAAAAAGCTTTAGCAAACTTACTTCAAAAGAAAGCTGCGGGGAAATCAACTCCTCTTATAGATAAGCAAGAAATTGAACTTACAGATAAGTTGAATCTACAATATGTAGAGCTTTTCCAAACAATCAATAAAAGCTCAACTATTGATGAAAGAAGACGAGAAGAACTTTTAGGAGAACTTGTCTTATTAAAAGAAAAGAATGAGTTAGCTAGACAAAGTGCCCAAGAAAAAGGTAAAGACGCAGAGGGATATGAAAGAGCTAAAAAAGCTTTAAAAGATTACAAAGCTGAATTAGAACTTTTAACTAAAATTCAATTAGGTCAAAACGATTCTAAAACCGAAGCAGAGTCTAAAAGAAGAATCTCTGGACTAAAGGGTGTAGCCAAAGGTTACCAAGAAATTACTAAAGAGATGGAACAAGCTAGAGTAGCGGAGAAAGAAAATTTCAAAATCGCTCAAGTAAAACAATGGGAGACTCAATACAATGCGGCTATAAATACTATTCAAACTAATGTAGCAAAATTACAAACAGCTTATGAAAAATTAAACTATAGTCAACAACATGGAGATACCTCAGGACAAGCTGTCCAACAAAGCAAAATAGATAAATTAGGTAAAGAAATTGAAGAAGTCTCTGTTTCTGCTTTAAAACTAGGCGGAAATTTAAACAAACTAGACTCTACCAAAGGCGTTTTATCAGGTTTTGAACAAGAGCTAAGTAAAGCTAAGAGTGTCATGATGGATACTGGCAGACAAGCAGAAGAACTTGAAAAACGTTTTGGAAAATTAAAAACTGAAACAGCTTCAGGTGCAGGCATGGAGCAACTTATCAAGCAGTATAAAGAAGGAAGTATCTCAGCAGAGGATTTTGCAAAAAATGTTTTTGGTGTAGGTGCGACTGTTAAAGATGCTGGTATAGATAATAGTAATTATGCTCAAATGACTAATACCTTAAAAATTGCTGTTAAAGATGCAAGCGGAGAAGTTAGAATATTCAAAACAACTTTTGACGAAGCGTCTAAAGGCCTTAGGGTTGCTGGCGGTGCATTAGACTCTGCCAAAGCGAGTGTAGTAGGTTTTAAAAATCAAATTATGGACGCAGCTAAGAAAATTGCTACTTGGGGACTTTCAACTAAGATCGTTTACGGTACTTGGAGAGCTTTTCAAGATGGAATAGAAGTTGTAAGACAATTAGATAAAGAACTTACTCAGATTGCAATTGTGCAAGGAACAACAAGGGCTTCAGCCAAAGAGCTTGGAGACCAATATGCTAAAACAGCTGTTGATCTAGCACAAACAGTTCAAGACGTAGCTAAACTTAATACAGAGCTTGTTAGACAAGGTCTGACATTAGAAGAATCTGCGGCTAGAGCTGATACTATTATGAAACTAAGTTCAGCTGGTATGGTTTCTATGGAGCAATCTCTTCAAGTTATTACCACTGGTGTTAACGCACTTGGGGAAACACATCAGAGAGTTGCGGATGTAATTCTTAAAGCTTCTATGCTTTCAGCGTCTGACGTTGAAGGATTAGGTGAAGCTTTTAGTAAAACTGCTTCTGGTGCTAAAGCAGCAGGACTTTCAATTGAAGAAACCTCTGCTTTACTAGCAACAATGAAAGAAATTACCCAAGAAGGTGACAGCCAACTAGGTACTTCTTTAAAGAGTATGTTAGCTAGATTTAGTAAAATAAATGAAGAAACCGGTGAAATGAACGAAGATCTAAACCAAGTTCAAACAGCCATTGAATCTGTAGGTATCGAATTTACAGATGCTTCTGGTCAAATCAGAAGTTTCTATGATATTACTGAAGACCTATCTGTTATTTGGGATGACCTTGATAAAAACACTCAGGCTTATATTGCTACTCAAGCAGCCGGTGTAAGACAACAAAATAGATTCTTTGCAGTAATGGATAACTTTAATAAAGTTCAAGCGATTAATAATGACTTAACAAATGCGGCCGGAACATTACAAGAAAGTTACGCAACTTACTTACAAAGTTCAGAAGCAGCATCTAAGAAGCTTGAAGCCGCCATGCAACAATTATGGATTAACTTTATTGATTCAGATGTTTTAATTCAACTAACAAACCTTGGAACTTCTATAGTGAAGGTTGTAGATAGTGTTGGATTATTAAATGTAGCTGTTATGATTCTAATTACAAAATTTGGACTGTTAAATAAAGCTACTATGCTAATGTTTAAACAGGCTTTTGTTAATGGATTAACTGCAGCAGCAAGACAAATGGTTACTTTAGGGGCAGCCACTTCAGGTGCCGCAGTTAGTGGTAAAGTTTTTACCGCAGTAGCAACTGGACAAATTGGATTAATGAAAGGCCTTGGAGCTGCAGCTGTCGGACTTAAAGTTGCTTTAAGCACAATGTTCCCTGCCTTAATACTAACAGGTCTCGTAGCAGGAGCTTTTGCTTTAATAGGTAGTGAAATTAAAAGAGTTAAAGAAGAAGCAAGATTAGCTAGAGAAGAAATGGAAAAAATTGAAGCGACTGCTAAAAGTCACGTAGCTAGCGAAGCTGTTAATGCTTTAGAGATAGAAGAAACTTTTGCTAAGATTATAGAATATAGATCAAGATTAGGAGAACTAAACTCTGGAGAACTGAGAGAATTTTACGAACTAAATAACTTATTAATTTCAAAAATCCCTGAGATAGGAACTCAACTAGACAATTATGGTAACAAAATTGTAGGTGTTTCTTTAAGCTTAGAGGATGTTAATAAAGCTCAAGAAGCTTTGAAGCAAAGTGATTTTAAAGCCTATTTAGAAAACGTAGATACTATCTTAGCAGAGAAAAGAGAATTCCTACTAGATACAGACGAAGCTACAGGAAAGATTAAAGCTTTATACGATGAAATTAATCAAGCAGGAAAAGACTCTGGAAATTCTACTTACTCCCCTGAACAAAAACTAGCTAAGGCAATGGAAAGCAATGCTAAGATCATAGCCCTTCAAGAATCTGCTCTTCCAGAGTTCGAGCGTCTTGGTAACGAAGCTATGGATGCTATGATTACTACTTTAATCGCAAGAGGTCAAGAAGTTCCTATTGTAATGCAGCAAGCTTTAAGATCACCTGAGTTATTACAAGAACTTGGTAAAGCTTATTATGACGGAGCTAAAATCGATGAATTAATAAACTCTCCTGAAATGCAAGCTATGAGAACTCAATTCCAAAATATGAGAATAGAAATCCAAGGTGTTGATTATTCAATAAACCAACTTGGAACTGGTTTTGAATCTTTAAGATTAAGATATGAGAATGGTAGTATAACTCTCGAGCAGTATAAACAAGAATTAGCGGACGCTGCGAATCAAACGACAAAACTAGCTGGAGAAAACGAAGGCCTAGGTAATGCTATGAGGGCTCAAATTGCGGTTGAACAAGATTATATTGCTTCTTTAGAAGAACAAATAATGACAGAAGATCAACTTGCAGCTTCAAGAAGTGCAGCTAGAGAAAGTTTTGAAAGTGAGTATGCAACTCTTGGAGACCAACTTAACGAGTATGCAGCATTATACGACATAATCAATGATAAGAAAGTAACTAATGCAGAATTAGATAACTTGCTATTATCTACGTATCCTCAATGGATGCAATACACAGGAGACAGAATAGGCCTAGAAGAAGCGTTAGGTAACGCGTTTAATGACACTGCGAATACTCAAGCAGAAGCTTATATCACAATGCTTGAGAATACTGGTCAATTCACAATGGGCTCTTTAGGTCTCTCAGCAGACATGTTTGATGGATTAGCATCAAACTATAGTCAAGATATTATGAACTCTAAAACAAGGGCAGAAGCTAGAATCAAAGTAGAAAATGCACTTATTCAATCTTTAGGTAAAATGTGGTCTCAATTCTTTGCCGCTACAGGTAAGGGAATAGAAGTACAAATAGGCCAGATTGTAAAGTATGCTCAAGATAATAAACTGTCTGGACAAGCATATCAATATCTAGTAGATTCTGCAACAAAGACTGCGAAAGCTATGAATACTTCTGCGGATGTTTATAAAAATACTATCAATAGTATTTCAGCAGATACTGCTAAGATTAAGATGCAATCTTCTAGTATCGGTAATTACGCTGATAACATTAGAAAATCTTTAGACGGGGCTAAGAAGAGTGCCGGTGGAGCAGCCAAGTCTACTAAAGATATGGCAGATGCAGCAAAAGAAGCAGAAGAAGCTTTAAAAGCCTACAATGAAGCAATGAAAGCTACTCAAGACGCAACTAAAGAAGTTTTTGATTTTGCGTTAAAATATATCGAATGGATTGAAGAACAAAAACGCGAAGCAATGGAAAAGACTTTCGAAGATGCTGAGAAGGCGGCTGAAGATGCTTATGATACTATTGAAGAAACTTTAGAAAAAGAAAAAGATGCACAGTTAGAAGTATTAGATATTAAAGAAAAGAGCATAAAAGCAGAAGATGAGTTACTAGAGTATCTTAAAAAAAGACAAGAACTCCAAGAGGGTATTGTTGACCTTGAGTATCAAATTGCGATTGCTAGTTTTGACTCTACTATTGGTGGAGTTAAACGAAGACGAGAACTTGAGGAAGCTCTTGCCGAGGAAAGAAAACAACTTGCCGAAACAGAAGAAGAAAGACTTAAGCGCATGGAAGAGGAAGCTTATGCAAGAGAAAGGGCTTTCATTGAGAGCCAAGCAGAGTGGGAGAGAATTCAGGCAGAAGAAACAAAGAATTCTAGAATTGCAAACGCCCAGGCTGTTTTCGATGCAGAGAAAGCTTTCTTAGACCAAAAATATTCAGACGAAGAGAAATACCTACTAGCAAAACAAGCTACTCAATCTGGAATGATTGCGAATCTACAAGGTGAAATGATTCCTTTAGTCGCAGCTTTCAAAGAGTTAGCGATTGCTAATGGTGAGTTTTGGACTTTCTTTGGACAACAACAAGTAGCAGATTTTGGAACGAAGGTTACTGAGGTCTTAGCGGCAATTAAGAAACTTGGGTTTGAGACAATTCAAACATGGAAAGAAGTTGCAAGTGCAGCTAATAACGCTATGAGTGCTGCTAGCGCGGCTAGTTCGGCTAGCGGAGGTAGTGGCGGCGGAAGTGCCTCTAGTGGGGGCACACCTCCTAAACCTACGAGTTCACCTACCCCACCTACCCCTAAAATGAGCGCCGGAGAAGTAAGAGCTCTTCAGACCTTTATTAATAGGGCAGCAAGATATAGCGGTTCAGATAATGTGGGAACAGTCGCTGTAGACGGAGATTTCGGACCAGCTACTCAGAGAGAGCTGAAAGATTTAGCTAACACTTATTTTGGTTATGGTAAGAAATACGGAAGTATGAATTTATATTCTAGCCTAATGTCTGGTGCAAGCGGTAAGTTTATAGATAGCGCTATATTGAAAAAAGTAAGTAACCTATTTAGTACTGGAGCTACTCCTAACTATAGCGTAGCTACAAGTTCAACTAAGGTAAACCAGGCTTATGCTGAAGGCGGTAAGATAGATTATACTGGCCCTGCACAAGTCCATGGTTCGAAATCAAAACCTGAGTATGTCTTTAACTACGCACAGTTCAAAGACCTTGCGAAAATGATTGCAAAACATGAGTTAACAATACCAAATATCAAAAATGCAGTTACTACACAACCTATACTAGTTAAAATCGACAAATTTATTGAGGTTAAAGGTTCAGTAGACAAGGATACTTTACCAGAACTTAAGAGAATGTCTGACGATGCTATTGCAAAACTAACCAATAAACTAAAAGGGATGGGCAAATAGCCCTCCCTTTTAAAAATAAATAGAAAGAGGTGAGGATATGCTAGGAGAAAATTTTACATTTGATGGAATACCTTCAAGTACATACAGTATGAAATCAATCAGAACAAGTGGTGGTGGCTTTCTTACAGAGACTTTAATTGGTAGTGCGAACATAATGGAGGTTGAACATCCAAATGATTTTAAACCGCACCTTCAAAAGATAACAAGAACTCCAATAGAGTTTACCAAACAATTTGCTTTACTAGACGCATACGACAGACCGAAAGACTGGACAGAGGTTGATAGACAACTTATAGCAAATTGGCTGTTTCATAATGAATATAAACCAATTACTTTTTCAGATAGGCCTAATATTGTTTACAATGTAATTGCTTCGGCAAATTTGAACTTGAATACGATAAACAGTAAGGGATATATAGAAATTACTTTCCGTTCCAACTCTCCATATGCGTGGAAAGCGGTGCGAGAGATTATACTACCTGCGGGCACAACAACTAGTAGTTCAATAGTTATTGCTATTGATAACTATATAGCAGTTGATAAAATATATCCAACAATACTCTTAGAAAGAGAAACCGGTATTACTTCAGCTACAAATGTTCAGGGTTGGACAGCAACCCCAACAGTGGCAGAAGTTATCGGAGTGTCTAACGCGCTGATTCCTACCGTAAATAAAGTTTATATAAATTCTAAATATAGAAGTATTACAAACTTTGATACTAGAGAATCACTGTATCGCTATAAAGGAACCACAGGTTTTGACTTCCCTTACTTGATAAAAGGTAATAATACATTTTACGCTTCAAAGGGTTGGAAGGCCACAATTAAATTTCAAGAACCAATAATATACTAAAGGAGGGGATTAGATGTCACTTGTTAATACAGATTTTTTATATCATAAGTATAAAGTTTTCTTAACTGAACTTAATGAAGTTCCAATTGGCGAACTTGTGCTTGCAAGAGATTTATCCTATTCTCCTGCTTTAGGTGATATTGGGGAAGTGAGTTTTAACTATCCAAGAGAGTTTACTAATGATCAAGGAGAGCAAGAAATTGCTCCTTTCTTTGATACTTTAGAAGAAGATATGTTAATTCTTTTTGATGAAAAGGATTATTACTATATAGATAACTGCGTTGAGAGAGACGCTAATGGAGTTGTTACTAAAGAGATTCATGCTTACCGTAGAGAATACGAACTGAATATGAAAAACTTTAATGACTACGAACCATCTACAGAGAGATTTTTATATTTCAAACACCCTGTAGACGGCGCTGGCTACCCTTGGGCTGTTATGCCAACTACGAATGCTATTGATGAATTTGTAGTTGAAACAATAGACCCCGATGGATACTACTATGGTATTTTCAATGAGATCGAAAGATTCACAAGTTGGAGATTAGAGAGAGACGCGCAAGGTCAACCAATAATTCCAGAAAGTATAAGAGAAGAAGTTAGAATGATTACAACTTCTGAAACAAATATTTTAGAGCTTTTAAAACAAATTCAAGAAGCTTGGAATTGCTTATTTATCTATGATACAATAAACAAGGTTATTAAGATTATAACCTTAAACGATCTTATGACAACGCCTAATGGAAACATTTCAGACGAAAGTTTCATTTTGAATTTAACTAGAGAGTTTAAAAAAGAAGAAATTAAGACAAGGCTTTATTTATATAACACAGACGGAGTCGGAGTTGTAGCAGAGCGTATGGCGCATGGTAACTCATATGTAGAAGATTACAGTTATTTTAAAAATGACAAGTATATGTCTACGCACTTACAAACAGCTATAGACGCTTACTTCACAACTTTAAATGAAAATCAGGCGCAAGTTATTGTACTATGGAACAACTTGAAAGCTTTATTTATAGAAGAAACACAATCTCAAGACTTGATAGATACTTGGACGCAAGATAGACAAGGACCTTTAGTTACCTATGACCATTACATGTCTATACAAAACGGTTTTATTGTTAATGAGGGGACACCTGAAGAAGAAATCATCACAACTCCCAGAGAGTTAACCGCACTTGAGCAAACGAATTTAGACGCGGCCATTAAGACGATAAACGCTCTGAATACAAAAATAAACGCTCAAATGAGTGGCGCGATGACAACCAGCCCTAGAAGTCTAGTCCAGTTAGAAGCTTTAATTACATCAAAACTTGAAGCTATTAGAGCTATTCAAAATAAATCTCTAATGCCTGACGTTTTTGCTAGTTACGAAACGGTGAATACATTAACTGCGGGTTCCCTTATCAGAGAAATGGAACCTTACATCAGAGACGCCACACATACCTCTGATAGTATCCAAGATGCAAAAGACCTTTATGAATTTGGTTTAGATATGTTAAGCCGAATTGCCAAACCTAGAATGCAGTTTACTATGGACTTAGTAGATTTTCTAGGACTTGTAGAGTTCGAGCATTCATGGTCTCTAGCAACTTTAGGACAAATAATTAGAGTTGAAAGTAAGAGACTGGGCTTCACTGATAATGTAATATTATTAAAATACACTCATCAACCAGAGACAGGCTCTTTAGTTTTTGACTTCAGTAATGATTTACATCTAAGAGACGACACAACTTATCTTGCTGAACTTATTGCGAAGAGTAATAGTGTCAGCTCTCAAGTTGCCTTTAATGCTAACTACTGGGGTACTGGTGGTGCGGCGGGTGGCGGCCTTGGTTCAGGCGGTGCTTTCGATCAGATATATGCTAACTATATTCAAACGAATAGGTTAGTTGCTAGTGAGATTGAAGCGGCTAAGATTGAAGTTGGCCTTCTGATTGCTAGTGAAATAGAAGCAGAAAGAATTTATACAGATAGTATTTATGCGACAGATGCTGAAATTGGAACCCTGGTAGCTGATAGTATATCGGCAGATTCGATTATTACAACTACTTTAGACGCACTTTACGCTAATATTGATTTAGCAAACATCAATACAGGAATTATCAGGACGATTTTATCTGAAGACCTATTGGTCACAGACGGATATATTGCCAACTTAAAAGTTGGAAGTGCCCAAATGGTTTCTCTAGATGCAAGTAAAATTACTACGGGAACGTTATCTGCGGAGAGAATTTTAATAACAGGCTCTGATCCAACTAACCCTAATTCAAAACCTCTTTTATTAACTTTAAACAAC